AATCCATCTTTTTTAATTGTAGTAATAAAAGCTGGATCTTTAGCTAAATTATCTCCTCTTTTACCACTACCAAAAGATACTGCTCCATTAAACATATCTATAGTTTTATTTATTCTTTCAATACCAGGATTTTCTTGAGTATTAACATCAGACATTTGTTGAAAACCTTGATTAGGATTAGGAATTACATTGGGTCGTGCAGGGGTATCTTGATTAGTTGTAGTGTTACTTTCTTGATTCGTATTTGTAGCATCTGTGTTGTTAATAGATTTGTCAACAGTACCTATTAGTCTTTGAACTTCATCACCTGAAACTCCTGATTGTTCAGAAATTTGTTCTATTGTTGCTTCTGTTTTTATGCCTGTTTCAATTCTTTTTTTTATTCTTAAAAGTCTTTGTCTTGTTGTACTATCTCTCAGTTTTTGAATATTAACATCTAAACCTGGACCTTCCGCACTTCCTAAAAAGTCAACTGCTCGTTGTTGTGCTTCTTTCTTTACTTCTAATTCTTTTCTTACAATTTCCTCATCTGTTGGTGTTGCTGGTTGACCGTTTCTTTCAAAACTAAAAAACCAATCAAACATTGTATTCTGAATATAATTATCAATATCAACTTTTGCTATATCGGCTTCTTGACTAAATAGACCAGTATCGACATCATCAAGAAGATCATCCGATGCTTTTGTAATTCTTGCAATTGATTGTCTGATGGGATTAGCAGAACCATTAATATTTCTATTAATTGCAGTTGTTAGTTTTACTAATTCGTTTTTATCTTTTTGAGTTTTTAAAGTTCCGTTATACCAAGCTCTAGCTGCTTCTGCTGCTGCTAAAGGGTTTTCAAATTCATCTCTTGTAATACTTAAATAAATATCAGCTAACTCTTGATTAGAGTTGGATTGAGTTTCTAATGCAAATTCATTAAGATCTTTTATAACTCCTGGATTTTTTAATTTAAACTCACGAAATTGTTCTGCTGTTGTCTCAGGATTTAATAGTAAATCTCTACCTTCTTCTAAAGATGCTTGTAACTTTTCTGCTTCAATTCTTTTGTTTTTTGCTCTAGTAAAAGTATCTAGTTCAAATAATAAATCTGCTCTCATATTAAGAAAGTTTTTATTGCTACCTAAAGTTCTTATTCCATTAGGACCAGAAGGGAAATATTCAATTATTTCATCTATAAATTTTTGGGCTTCTTGATCTCCCTCGTCACTTGTAAACCCTATAATACGAGCCACTTGTTTTATATCATCAAGTAGAAGATCTTGTACTTCCGTATAATTTTTACCTTTAAGTAATTTGCGTACATTGGTTATATAGTTACTAGCTGTTAACTTTGCTTCGTCTTTATAACCGAGGCTCCATTGTGTATATACTTGTTGAACAACTTCTGTTGCTTTATCTTGTAAATCTTCAATGTTGTAAAGACTGTTTTCTTTTTGATGATGTGCAAACCAAGCATCACTTGCTTTTTGTAGTTGAGGAAAGAAAAACTCAGCAGCATAATATTCATCTACATCAAGATTTGAGATAGCTTGATTTAATTTTTCTTGTTGGTAATTTATTATTTTTGGATCAGAAGAAGAAAAAGTTCTTAAAGGTTTACCGTCTATAGTATCTATGTTGTAAGAAGATAATAAATCACTTAAAGCATCACTACCTGCAAGACTTGCTCTTGTTTTTTGAGCAGCGTCTTTATACCAAATACTTCTTCCAGCAAATTCTTTAGCAGCTTCATCTCCATCGTTTTTTCTAACACTATCAACAATTGCACCAAATTCTTCTGCTGTATCTGAAACATTCTCTGGTGTTAATGCTTTTTTATATTCATCAATAACACCTTGTGAAGCTTCTTTTTTTGCAATTCCTTGTATTTTCTGTCCAATAAACTTCTGAAGATTAGGATTTACAGCAGCAAGTGTTTCAGCTAAAGACTCAATATCAGTTTTAGGTTGTACCCTTACAGGCTGTACAAAAGTATCTACAGGTCTTGCAGAGGATTGAAAAGCTGTACTTTGAAAACTGTTAGTCATAATTAGAAAGGCATACCAAACATAGGATCATCAAAATCTCTACCATAAGGTCCAGTACCAGAAGATCCTCTTCCTGTTAAAGCAGAAGTAGTTCTTCTTAAAGGACTTCTACCTAGACCACCTGTAAGATCAGCGTATGAGCTAAGACCTGATATAGCAGTATTTAGCAGAACTGATCCAAGTGAAGGAACTTGGTTATACGCCTGGTTAATATTACTTTGTAGTTGATTACGTATGCTATCTCTTTGAGCTATAAGACCTTCTATATTTCTACTATATTGTCTTGTTGCTGATTCCATTGATTGGTTAATTGATTCTCTTAGATTTGCTGTTTGTCGTTCTTGATCACGTAATAATAAACCAACTGTAAGACCTGATCTTTCACTAGCTCTTAAAGCTCCTCTTGCTTGTAATCCCTGTATTGTTTTTGCTAACTTTTCCTGTGCTGAAGATGCTCGTTGTTCGAATATACTTTGTCCAGCAGCTTCTGCCTGTCTTGAAAGAGATTTATCTGCTGATTCACTTGCTCTTAATGATTCGTCAAATACGCCTCTTGCTGCTGCCTGTGCAGCAGATCTACCTGCTAAAGCTGTAACTGCATTAAGACCTAAAGATCCAAGAAACAATCCTCCAACTTGTTGCCCTAGTGCTCCTGTTACTGCTCCTATTACTGGTGGACACATTTAGGTAATCCTCACAAATTCGTAGAATGGTTTTTTTTGTTCTCCATATTCTTTATAGTAATTTACAAAAGTAAACCCAAGAGCTTTTAACCATTTTATAGCAGAATGATTCTCTGCATATACAAAATTATATAGGATTTTGTAAGATTTCAATAGGTTGTCTACCCATTCTCGACCTTTTCTTATTAGTTGTATTCTATATTTTTTATTAGTAAATAACTCATCAGTGCATATCATCCATATACAACCATCTCTAATAACACCACATAAACCCATAGGTTGATCATTATCACCAGCTATCGTTAAGACCTGTTCACCTGCTAAATACGTTAGACGTAAAGCATCGGCTGGTTCTTGTCCTGTTTGATATACAGCTTCTAAACGATCTATTTCTCTCATGTTTTTACATACATGGTTAAGATCTTTAATATTTGCTTTTCTTAAATGTCCCATCACATCCTACTACTTCTCATATGAAACATAGCTTCATATTCAGCACTTGACAAAACACTTGGCAAAAACGTGTCGTTTTTAATATCTATATTAACTCTATCAGCCCTACTAAGAATTGGTACTCTGAATGTACCTGTTTCTAAAGTAATATCACCAATAGAACCAGAAGTGGCTCCAAGAAAACGACCAGTAAATTTATGTGTTGATGTTGCATTATTTTCAGGTGTCACTTCTACTTTAAAAAATCCACTGTCTTCAAACTTTAAATAGAAATGTTTTAGTTGTAAGCGACCACTTATAATCTCACTAGCATTTTGTCCTCCAGAAGACTGTGTTAATCTTTGTGTTGAAAACCTATAGTGCATTTCATAAGATTCACCAATTATAAATTTAGAATTTCGATAGTCTCCATTAGCTTCAATTGTACTTGTTGTATTATTAGTAAGATTTGTTGTTTGAATAATCTGCCCTGGTTTTAATGTTTGTTGAGCATCTGCTGTGTCAATATATGTACTGGTTTCACCAGAAGCTAAGTATCTACCTATAACCTTCATTGTTCCATTTAATTTATATGGAACAGTAAAAGTAGATGTATCAGTATCAGCGTCATAAGATACTGAAACACCTGTTGTTGTATCAGAAACTTTATGATCTAAATGATATTCAAATAATGCATTTGGTTCTCTGAAGTCAGTAGCAAAAGATAATTTTTCTAAGGTTACTCTTGCAACACTTTCACTTACATCATCACAGGTAATTAATAAATCTGTTCCTAAAAACTCTACATCTTTAATAGCTTTTTTTGGATTAAATGTATATGTAAACCAAGAATTTAATATCTTTTCTGACCTTGATCCATATAACCAACGATTAATATATAAAACATTTGGATTGGTAAGGCTAGCTAAAGCCAATATATCTTGGTTAGTAGAAACAGCAATTTTAAATACATCGTTTGGTATAAGTCTTGGAACATGAATTGTTATATTTGAAGCATCTTTTATATCAACTCCTGGTTGAAATATATATTCTCTTACACTGGAAAAATTACCCTTTTCAGTTAAATAATAAACAGAAGCACCAGAACCTACAGGTGTTGCAGAATCACTTGATTCAAATTCTGTTGAAACTATTACGTTAGCAGTGGCAGGTGTTAAAGAATCAGATGATGACGTTAAGGTAAACTGTGTCTGATCAGAAAATAATATTAATTTTTCTCCCATAGTTACTGCATTTTTTAAAATTGCAACTTTAGTATGAGATGCAGCCACATCAATGGGATCACTATCAATAACTGATAATACTGTTTCTGGAAAAAAGTTAAAAAATGCTGATACTCTTGAAAGTATTACATTGTCAGAAGATAAAAAACCAAGTCTATTTCTAAAAAAGAATACGTTATTAATAGTTGACCCTACAAATGAAGAATCAGGTGCAAGATCTAAATCACCTACAGTTCTTTCTCCCCATTTAGGTAATGTAAAACCTAAACCAACTGTGCAAGCAACATTAGTATGATCACCTTCATTAGATGCAGATTTATAAGTAAATGTATTAGCATCTACAACTGTTATGATAAATTGTCCATTTGTTAAGCTATTACTTTCTACATTAATTAATTCACCAGTAACAAACCCATGATTATTTTTAGCAATGGTTACTGTGTTATTTGATGAACTAACACTACAAGCACCATTGGTTGTTTGAATATTTGATTGAGAGCTTGTAACGGTAAATGTATTAGTATCAAGTACTGAAGTGACAGTAAAAGTTCCATCAACACTAGTCCCAGACGTGAAATCAATAGTTATTGATTGACCGACAGAAAACTCATGATTATTAAGTGTGACAGTTATACTTACAGCACCTGCTTGAGCATATGTACCAGTTTTCGTAATACTTGAAGCTGTAGATGTAAAAGTAGCTGAACTTTGTGCTGATGTTCCATAAGTTTCACCATCAACCCTTGCAAATCTAAAATGACCATCAGCCTGTCTTATTAGGACGTGCGGCATCGTATCGTAGTCATATCTTTTATTAATACCAACTTTAACTGTTTCTTCCCACAATCCTTCATCTAACGTGCCATCTGATGTTGTGTTGGTAGTAGTAAACTTCACATAGTAATTGTCAAAATCTGATGACCGATCTCCTTTTACTTCTACAACATAATTATTAGGTGCAACAGTTGGTAAATCAGTAAACCTTTGAACACTATCTTTTATTAATGTAGTTTGTGTATTACCTCTAGAATCACTTAATTTAATATTAAAATTAGAGTTATCATTTTTAAAAATATTCATAACAGGACCGTTAATTCTTACATTAAAAGTATTACCAGTTGTTCCTTCTGTTAATGCAGTCCCTTCTACTACTTCACCATTATCATCGGGGGTTGCAAATAAACCAGCTTTTAGTTTTTCAGCACATAATGAAGTATTTAATCTATCATTATTAGCACTATTGTTTGGTTCATTTGGTATGTTTTGTTTAAAAACGACCTTACGACCATCTACCTCAAGAGTGTACTCACCATTTGCTGAAATTTGTTTTATAAATACAATTGCTTGATTAGTAATATTTATAAATGAAGAACCGTCATAATATAAAGGACCAGTTGTTAAGGTATTATCCATTGCCACTGTTTTAGTGGTATTAACAACAAAAGTAAAGTCAGCAATAGTAACAGTTTTTAATTGATCTCTTGGAGTGGTAGTGCTTAGATAACTAACTCCATCAGGTTTATGTACTGTTAATTCTGTACCATCTAATTCAAAAACTCTTACATTGTCAGTAGTAAATATTGCAATATATCTTTCGTTTATATCTCTGTTTATAAATTTTACATGAGCATTACCAATAGGAGTTCCACTGGTTATAAGATTTGCCATGAACTGTGTACCAGAACGCTTTGTAAGCCCTATAACAGGATCACTATTGGCATTATCCTGTATATCAGCATGGTCAGCTTGTTTAGTTGAATCAGAAGATTGTGAAACCCCTCTTAATAAAGTAGGAATTGCTCTTGATATTAGTGGCATGATTACCTAATTAATACATTAGCTGGAGAATAAGTATCTATTACACTTGTAAGACCAGGATCACCTCTAAGTAAATTATGGTCAGCATTACTTAAATCAGTTTCCATGAGTACTGCTCTTGCTCTGATCTCGTCTTGTTGAGTGTAAGTTCTTAATGCTTGATCTCCTACAAGTCTATCAACAAAAACACGAGCAGCTTTTATTGTTATATATCTTCTGGCAGGTTCTGGAATTTCATCATAAGGTCTGAAATATACGACAGTACAAATAAGATCTTCATCAAATTCATATGTATTATTTAACCTGTCATATAATTTTGAACCACGTTGTATGGCATCAACAGTTGGATGATGATTTTCATTAGGATCAATTCTTAAAGTATCAGTTGATAAAGTAATGTGTTTAGTAGAACTATCTCTTGTAACAGTTACAGTCAGTTCGGTATTAAAAGACCAACCCTCTGACTGAACTTGTTTATTAACTTCAGTAAGAGTTGATTGTGCAAGACGAGCATCAACAGGAAGTGTACCTGATAAGCTGTTAATAGGTGATTCTCCTATCGAAGCAAGAATAATATTAACGCTTTCTAGTTCAGTAGTTGCAGCGATAGTCATGGTTATTTAATACCCAAAGATTTACGGTTGTTTGTTTTTTTTAAAAGTTTTTCTAACTTTTCCAAATCTTTTTTTGAAGCAATACCAGCTTCTTTTTTAGCTTGTAAAAGTTGAATTTGTCTTTTTATTAAAGAACTAAGCATGGTTTAGTACTTTTTAATTTTAAGTGATTCTCTACCACCCATTTTTTTCTTCTTCTTTTTCTTAGTGCTGTGATACATGATGTTCTCCTTATTTAGATTTTTTAATCTTTAAAGATTTTCTCATTGCTTGTGCATCAGAACTCATCATCATTCGAGATGGTGTTTTCATTTGTTTAGCCAAACTTTCTAATTTATTAAGAAAAGTTTTTTCACTAGCATACTTTGAAGCAATAGACATTAATTTATCACCTACTTTTATTGAATAAGCTGGTGTTTTTCTTCCTTTAGGCATAATAGTTTCCAAGTATTAGAAAAAGAGTACCCATTACTGAGTACCCTTCGAGGTAAGTTAAGAAGCAGCAAGCTTGATAGTAGCTGCACACTCAGGGCGGAGAATACCGTGACCTAAAGCATATTTTGCAACCATCAATGTACCTTGATACATAATTCCGTAGTCAGAACCAGAGATCTCAGTAGTCATATCCATAAGCTTCACAGTACCAACTGCTGACTTGTGGAAGACTAATCCAATAGTTTTGCTATCGTCACCTGAGTAGGTGTTGTTAGCTCCACTTGGGTTGGATCCTACGTTTGACTGAGGTACGTTGTTACTCATCATCACTGGAATACCAGCAATCTGTTGTACACGACCTGATGCAAATGAACCATTACCACCTGGGTTGAAGTCAACATCTACAGTTCTTGTAGCTGATTCAGCTAACTTGTAGTACTCAGCAGGTGGTAAAACACAGAAACGATCTGTTGGAGGAATGTCTCTTTCATCCATTGTCTGTGCAATGTCATAGATAGCACCAGCTAGTTCGTCACCTGATACAGCAGCAGAAGTTGTGTTACCAGAAGCTAAAGTAGCTGTGATACCACCACTTCCACCTGTAAGTGTTGTAGATGCACGACTCGCATTAGCTATTACCTTTGCGACGTTCGAATCATAAGTTTTAGCTAAAGCCTTACCTAATTCATCAGCGTATGTAGCTCTGACATCATAGTGATTCTTCAAGATTGTTACCCTAAAGGCTCTTTATCCTTTAGTTCTGCATCTTTGCCATTGATGCAGTTCAGACTATATCTTCACCCCCTTGTTAATACTGGTTGGGTGCAAGGCACTCGTGTCTCCGTTACTTAGTTTCCTATCGGGAGTTAGTCGTTGAACCTTCTAACTTGTAGGTTAGCTTGGCTGCTGATTGTCCTTGTTTTATGGAGGAGTTCCAGCAATTCACCTTGTTATCTATTTGTTGTTACCAACAAAAGGCTCTAATCACTTTAGAAAAAAGCTCATCTAGGTTGCTTACAAAAGCTTGTGATATTAAAAGATCATCAATAGAAATAATCTTTTCATTTGCCAAGATCTGGTTTGCCCCCACTAAGGGTGTTCCTGGTGTGTGATATGCAGCAGTTGCTGTTCCTGTTACAGGGAACTGTGCTGATTTACCAGAAGTAATAGTACGAACAGAATGTAGCTGCTCATTAAAAATGTTGTTACGAGCAAAGGCTGTTAAAACCTCACCAGAGAACACTTTCAGAAACAGAGCATCAAAGTCTGTTCCACTATTGTTTACCAGACCAAGGCGTGAAACTGTGGCGTTAGCCATAATTTAACTCCTTTTGGTTGATTAATAATTTGAGAAACTAACTTCACTACTGTCTGTTCTCTCAAGTGTTATCTGACGCATCAGGCACTATTGATATTAAGATTTTCGTTTTGTTAAGTTTATACTGAACCGCAATTCCACTTGCGTAGTGCAAGGGCTTTACGTGTTAACTTACCATCTTTCTTTAACGGTCCTTTTACTTTTAACATTCTTGCACAGAAGGATTTTCTTCTGGCTTTCTGTCTAGCAGTAAGACCTGTCTTTTTTGTAACAGGAGCTTGCAAGTTTCCACCTGTTGCTCGGTTGTATTTCCTACGACCAGAAGCAGACAAACCCCCTGTGGGATCTTTGTCTTTCTTGGTAAGAGATACTCCCTTCGACATTAAGGAATGATAGGTAGTTATTTAAAATGTAACACGTTTATGCAATCTTTAAACTCTTTCTTCCTTTATTTCTCCTATGTTGGTAACTAATTTTTTTTGAACTGGTCTTTTCTCTTTTAAATCTAGCCTTTTCTTTAGCACTCATTTCACTTGTAGTCTTTGGTGTTTTACTGCTAATTCTCTTTGATGGTCTACATGCAGGGTAGCCACGTTGATCGCCCTTCTGTCTGCCACAGGGCTTACCTGTTTTGACATCTACCCACTTCTCTTTAAACCATCTTGTAAGACTCATTTGCCTACTTCTTTTTGTGCAGCAGTATGTGCAGCTTTAAATGTTTTACCTTCACGCATAAGCTTTTTCATCAGGTTCATGTGCTTGGTTGTGTGATGAACTGAATGTGCCTTCAGCTTTTTCATCTGGCTAAGATTAAGCTTTGCCATTTTTCTTGTTTATTAGTTTACGAACTAATAAAAAATCTTCTCTGGTAAGTTTTCCATCACCAGTTTTATCAAGATTCTTTTTTTGTTTAGCTGATAGTTTTTTCATAATTAAGTTTTACGATAACCTCCACCACGTTTTTTATAAGTTCTCACCAACCAGGCATTAGCATAAGCAGAAGGATAGACTCTAAACTTCTTTTTTGCTTCTGCCTTCACTCTTGCATAAAGAGTTGGATTGGTTGGTTTATTAGCCATAATTAACCTTTGTTAAAGACATTAGAACCTTCATATCGGGCATACACACTTTGTGTATAAGCCACATCTTTACCATAGCGTGGATCGCTTACAGCAGCTTGAACTTCTGCTGCTGATTGGAATGGCCTAGGTCCACTTGATGAAGCACGACCTGTTACTAAATTTGGTTCAACACCCATAGCATTTTTGTATTGTGAATAAAGACCTTGAACGGCCATTTTAATGGCTGGTGCGTCTGCTGTTTGTGTAAGGTTATCAAATGCTTTGATTTCTGCTGGTGATAAATTTGCTGTAGCCCATTTTTGCATTTGCTCATAAGACGAATCACCACCAATAGAATTTTTTATATCTTGTATTTGTTTTGTAGGTATTTCATCTGCTTCACCAGAAGCACCTCTTAAGCCATCAAGGTATGTATCTATAACTTGTTTAGAGAACCCTGCTTCTCCTAACTTGCTGTAATCATCTTCATTGATTTCACCTGTTTCTTGAAATCTATTAGAGATCTCCTGTGGATCAATACCAACTTCTTCTAATACTGAAGCAAGGCCATCACCATAAAATTCTTCTGCATTAAATTCTGGTTCTGTGGTCTCTGTTTCTTCTTCTGTTTGTGGTTGATCTTCTTCTGTTACCTGTCCTAACTTACCTTCCAGTTCTTTATAACTAGCAGCAAGATCTTCTACTGATTTAAACTTACCTAAGATAAGACCATTCTCATCAGTTTCATTTTTAGCTAAAGTTTGTAGGTCTTCAGCAGACATTGGTGGTGTCTCTGTGACATTTACCTGGGATGAAGTCATAAGTTTTTGTTAATTAAAAGTAATTGTACGACCATTTTTAGTTTTGACCACCTTTGGTTCTGTTGGGGTGGGTTCATCATTAACACCAAGTTTGCTAACTACTGCTTGTGCAGGTACAAACTTACCGTTCTCATCTCTTTTACGAGAACTAGACTTCTTGTTGGGCATTAGCTTCCTCCGTAAGTTGTTGTGCTTGTGCGTTGTTTTTAGGATCAAGAAGTGGTGATCCAAGAGCAGCAGGTCCAAGACTTTGTATAAGCTGTTGCTGTTGCATAGCTTGCATCTCAGCTTGGATTTCTTCCTGTGTCTTTACTAGGTTAGCAGTATCTATCCCAATTGAATTTGCTAGTCGTTTTATGGCTTCGTCCACGTTCATATACTGGCGCATAATATCTGGACCTAAAGCTTGACTGACTGTGCCGATAAATTCAATAAGCTTATTACGATCATTACCTCTGCCAAGACCTTGAACACCAGTAACGATCTTAGGTTTAACTAGTTTCTCTGGTAGCTTTGGAGCTTTACCAGACCTGACAAGCATGTGCATCCTACGTTTTAAATATGGCAATTGAAACTCTTGAGTAAGAATAGAGTAGATACCACCAAGACTATTCTCTAATTCGTTAGCCATCATGGTAACTTCTGCTGCTGTCACTCTTTCTGCATCTCTTTGTACGGAACGTGCCATAAGAAAAGCATATTCAAGTCTTCCTGTAATGGTCTGTATAACAGCCTGAGAAACACTAAAGTCAGCAGCTTTTCCTACCTGCATGACAGAAATATCTGCTGCACTACCTTCTCTTATTGCACCGTTTGGAGCCTTTGCTAATGTGCTAGCCCTGGTAACGCCGTTTGGATTGACCAGAAAAATCGTTTTAGCACTACATGCTGCACCTTCTATTATTGCTTGCATCAAAGCTTCTAAACTAATTAAGTCTCCTCTGTATTCTTCCACGTATCCTCTACCGTAGTCTTCACCATCTATTCTTACAAATCTCAAAGTAATCCAAGGTGAGACATCTACTTTTGATCTGCCATCAGTACCTGGTATCTTTTCTCCTTTACATTCCTGATACCACATGAAGTCATCATTTACTCTCTTGACGTATGTGTATATATCAAGATCACTATCCATTGTCTTTTCATCATAGTTCTCTTTTTTTTTGATCTGCTCTAAGAACTCTGGGGAGAGAGCGTCAGGGTGAACTGATTCCTGTGTAATAATTTCTAACACATTACCAACAGCATCTCTTTTACATACAAACTTTGATAGTGGATATACTTTAAGTCCTTCATCTGTCAGATAGAGAAGAACATTTCCACCAACGATTAAATGTTTTAATGCTTCAAACATTGCAACCCTATCGTTAGAGATCTCTATCTCATTCATCAAAGCTGTTTCTATTGTGCGTAATCCTTTATCTATCTCTGTCTCTAATCCTTCTTGTCCCTGTTTTAGTAATTCAAGACTATCAATACTTAATTTAAAGAAGGCAGTAGATGGTGGAAGCAATGCAAATAAAAGTTTAGATGCAAGACTATTAACACCTCTAGCCCCAACTGCTTGAAAAGGTGTTTTTATTCTTGCTCTTGTACCTGTTGTACTCTCAGGTATCAGACTAGGTATGGTTAGCTTTGATGATTCTTTTGCTTCCCTATCAAAGGTAGATCTTGCACTTTGCAGTTGTGCATATCTACCAGCAGCAGTTTGTCCTTGAGTGGAATATTCCATTTTAATAATTTAAATTTCCAGCACGAGTGCCAGATCTTGACAAAGGTATTCTTAATGATCTAGTTCCACTGCGCATCCTTGTTGTTCCTGGACGTGGTTTTTCAGCTTTTCTTTTTTGACCAGTAACAACTTCTTCAGCGGTTTTTTCTATGGCTGTAGGAGCTCCTTTAGGTTCTGGAAGTTTAGGTGGTTTAGGTGGATTAAAAAAACACATAATTAATTTTCCAAGACTGATTCAGTAAGCATGGTATCTTTTTGTCTTGCCTGTTGTTCAATCAGGTAATCAACAACAAACCGTTGCCCTGCTTTGTACCATATCTCTCTATCAGATAAAGACAAGTCAGGATGACGGTGTGGAAAGATTTGATCTAAGGCAAAGATCAATTCATCTGTAATAACTGGAAGCTTTTCAGATGACATGATTAGTAAGATTTATATGTATTGTAGTTCACTTTTGATAATAAAGTATAGCAGGTTTATATTTATGTGATAAGGTAAATGTGCTTATTCAAGCCACACTAAAAATACCAGTAGCTGCACAACCCGTAGGCTACTGGTTTTTTTATGGAGTCCAGAGAGACACTTCTCCTGTCTTGTAATCAAAGTCTCCATGTCTCAGTATTCTTGCAAGCTGTGCATTTAATACAGCATCACTGAAGTCATATTTCTTTTTCTCATACGCAGCTACTACCTTTTCCCACATCTGTTCAAGTGTTTTAGATTCTCCCAGTATCTTTTCTGCTGTTACTGGTCCTACCTTGTCTATACCAAAATAGTTATCGGTACTGTCACCTGTAAGAGCCTGTATCATCCAATGTCTATCAGCCTTACGTCTGGTTATAAGTTCAAGATCATCACCTGCAAGCAGTGTGCAAGGTACAGATCTCATATCCTTATCAACTGAAACTATTATTGGGTTGTCGTATTGTCTTGAAGTAGCAAGAAGACTCATAACATCATCACCTTCAAGCCCATCAAAACTCTTTGATTCATATCTT